TCTTCGTTGTAAAGATCAAAGTCGTCTAAAGATACGACGTGTGTTTTCTTTTCGTGTTCCCATTTGTATGAGAAACATATGATGTACCACTCTCTGGTGTGTTCGATGACATCTTGTTGCCATTGACCCCAGACATAGCTCAGGTTAGGTGCTGTTTCTATATCAAAGAATAAAGTTTTAGCCACGGTTCCCCTAGCTTGGGACTGTTAGAAGCCTTACTAAAAGGGTACCTTCCCACCATGATCCATCGTCTGATAATCGGTCGGGTCGCATAGAGATACGTTCAATAGTTACGTTCTCTGATCGGTCACCTTCTTTGTATGTCAACGTTTGCCCCGATTCCATGCGACTGCGTAGTGTGTCGAAAACTTCTTTAGTATTAAATGCTACAGGAGCACCGCTGTTGCGTGATGTCAATACTTGTCTTCGTAAAACAACAGGCAAAATAATTTCGTCCACACGACTTGGTGTGACTATGCAAGTGGTTAACCAGTCTTCAACTATTGGTGCTGATGTTGTGTCTGTATGTCGTCCAATAGTTATTACAAATTTGTAAGAGACAGATGATTCAGTAACAAATGTAAAGTTTTTAGCAACGTTCGGAGTCAAAGAAAGACTAGACGTAGAGTTTTCGTCGTTTGTTGCTGCAAAAGAAATTGTGCCTAAGAGTGTAGATGTAGGGTCACCTCGGTATTCGAGGTCTGAGTCTCGGTAGTCAGTTGCTGTAGCGTTGTAATCAGTATCACCAAAGGTGTATTGATCACGGTCTTGTCGAACAGTAACGTTTCTTAATAGTTTTGGAGCTACTGTTGACCACGATACTTCTCCGACAGTTAAGGTTCCTGTTGCGACTTTAACTCCAGCGCCTGATTCTCCGTAACAACCGTTGCCTTTGTCTGCAAAATATGTTTTGTTTCCTAGTCGTGCTACAGATTGGATGTCTGATGCGCTTCCAGCTACTGACACAATGTCTGGTGCCCACGAAGGAACTAATACTGATGTGAATTTAGATAGGTCGCCGCGATAAAGTTTGCCTGATGCGCCACCCCACCATACGAAACGTGAATCTGTTTCTAAACAGAATGCTTCGCCTCCATTGTCAATGACTGGGCCAATTGATACTGCATTAGATGAAGTATCTATTGCAGCAGTACGTAGCCCTACTGACGTTGCTATAAGCAGCACACCGCCGTATGCACTGATCTCGTTTATTTCTTCTCCGTGTGGAAGTTGACCACCAATGACTGGGGTTTGCAATGTGCCGTCTGTTGGGTTTACATCTACGTGGTAAATAGTTCCAGTGTTGTCTGAGTTAGCAGCAGCAAATATTCCTGATGGTCCACCGCATACTGATACCCAAGTAGTTGAAGAAAGCGCTGGGGTATAGTCAAGAGAGCTAGCAAGTTTGGCTCCGTTAGCGCCAATCTCAAAGATGTTTGCTCCGAGCGCTCCAATTAGTCGGCCTGATGCTACTCGTATTAAATCAGCAGCTTGCGTTCCACTTGACGGCCATGCCGCATCTATTGTGGTGGTGTTAATTGTGGATCGAGCAATTGCTGCGCCTGAACCAAAAGCTAAAAAAATATGAGTGCTATCAGAATGTAAATCTGTAATTGAATATCCAGCACGAGCGGTAAAGTCTTGCCATGTAGGCGATGCAGCAGTCGGGCCATTAGTAAAGGCTACTGTTTCTGATTCTGTGTAGTAGAGATAAGTGCCTACTCGTCTTACTTTTTGTGTTGTACCTGCTCCACTTTTCTTTTGTTCTGTTATGGGTAAGAGAGTGATCGAGCCTTTAGTCCACGGATCAATGCCTGAAGAAGTGTGAAACCTACGACGATCACTGTCATCCAAATCAAAATGCGTTTGACCAGCACCATAACTCCAGTCTGTTTGTGAGCGTGTCCACGCACCACTTGTGTCTAAAGCGTTTTCCCCCGGTTCTTTACTGTTATCTCTTTGCTGACGCAAAGCAGGAACAGTTGTACGCCCATACTCTGTTGTGTCAACTTCGTATGATACGCCGTCTAATTCGACTGGGAGAAACTCGGAGTTAAATGCCATAATTAACCAGAGTTACGATGCCAGTTTTGTGGATACATTGCTGCTATACGCCCAGCTTCAGCAGCTACACGCATTTCTCTACGCATTCTTAAATCTCTCATAGACGCAGAAATAGCACCGGGTGGTACTTCTTCTGCTCTTCGATGAGATCCTTGTGCATCAAGAAATTCTCTGCGAATAGGTGCGGTAGTCATTAATGCTAACGCTGCTCCAAGAGGAGGTAAATCGTAAGCAGTAGCTGGTAAACCTGTAGCAGACTTAGCATCTGTTGTTGTTGAGATAAGTGTAAGTGGTGATTTATAACTTACAGTTACTTTCTTTCCCGGCCATCCCGGTCCATAAAGAACTAATGCCATGCCACTAGCAAAAGAAGCTGTGTCTCTATTTCTTTTTAATTTCCATGAACGAATCTCTGGTTCACTTGCTTCAACAGGTATTGGGTCTGCATAAGTTATTGAATAAATAGATTGGACTTCTTCGCTTGTTAAACCAGCTAAGTTGTAACCTTCTTGCGATGCATTATAAATAAAACTTGTTGTTTTAATTTGGAATAACCCATTGTCAGGTGACGACAAGTCTCGCAAATCATTATTAAGTGCTTCTAAAATTCTGTATGCAGGAAACTTAGGCGATACACGAACAATGTCACCAGCAGTATGTGACGTTGCTGACGAACCACCGTACCCACGTATCACATTGACATCAGTACCATTTACGCTAGTCACATACATTGCTTCAGTATTTATTTCTACAATAACGCCAGTAGTAATACCTGAACTTGCTGCTCCTGTAACAGTTAATGTCGTTTCACTACTTGTTGCATTAGAAGCTAACTGGAGTAATTCTTCAACATAACCAGACAAAAGCATGTCTCTTGTTTCTTCAATCCATCCTTGTGCAGTCATTAACCACTCCCAAGAACGTCATTTAGGGCACGTTCTTTACGTTTCTTTTCTGACTTCGGCCCTTGGAGAAGTGTCCCAGCTTTAATTTCGTGAGAGGTTGTAGCTTCTCGTTCCATTTTGGCAGCGCCATCAATGCTTTTTGGCTGAATACCTTCAGACCGCAAACGTTTGTACGCTGCCATATCTCTTTCTTTTTCTCTTTCTTTAACTTTAGTTCCAGCCCAATCGATTGCTTTCCCATCATGCATCCCTCTTGTCGGAGTAGCAGAAGCAGAAATATGTACCGCACCAAAATGCTTACGCACAACTCCCCCACACGCATTGCAAACATCGTCATAAGTTTCATCAAACCCATGACGTATCTCGTGTGATAACCCACAATCGAGACAACGGTAAACATAAATTGGCATTATTCTGGACCTACCCTAAATGAATATCCTGCGGCTACTAACAACAATTCTTCTGAAGATGTTAAATCTCTTGGACTTTCGTGCCCTCCATATATCCACCGTGTAACTGTTGACCAGTCATGCGGTAAGTAAGATTGCACAGTTGTCCCATCAACAATAAATATGTTATCTCCTTTAGGACGTGGCTGGAAGTGACGCATTAATGCGTAAGCAGCAGGTGACGTTTCTTCTTTAACGCCAACAGGAGGAAGAGTATTAGCTGTAGGAATAATAAGTAATCGGTAAACTTGTTTAGCGCCAACTGTTGATGTAGCTCCAATAGTTGTAGCTTCGAACGTAAAGTTGCCGCTAGCTGTTTCAGAAGGCATAGCTGCTGTAGCAGCAATTACTCCCGGTGTCGCATCAACAGTTATGTAAAGCGAATGGCCGGGGAATGTTGCCTGACATCCCACTGTAGCCGGTGTAACAGTCGCAGAGATTGTGGCACTGGGGAGGGTAGCTGGAGCAGTTATACCTGCGTGTACGCTGATTGAGTTGGCAGTAGCTGAAGGTACAATTACTACCGGACAGGCGAGCGTTGCCGGTGTAGCAGTTGCCGGGACCGACGGGCTTGCCGAAAACGTCGTCGTAACACCGATTGTGGCTGGCGTTGCAATCGCCGCCACAGTAAAACCAGTATCAGCAGGGTTAGAATAGCTAACGCCCGACTGGCTGTAATCCACCAAGACACGGTTGTCTGGAACGGAGGCATCACGTTCGTTGTAATCGAAGCCTGTTTTGTTGTAGTCATAACCTGCGCTATACCCTACGCCGCCCGGACGTTTCGGTGTATAAACATAAGTAAAGACAGGCGACAGATCTGCTGAACACGCAATTGTGCTAGCAGATATTGTTACATCTCGTCTTACATACGTAAAATTAGATTCGTTATATTGAATCCCTGATTGATTGTAGTTATAAGTACCCGGATATTGTGGGGCATAGTCGAACCCCGACTCTCGGTATTCAATCTCGTCTTTGTTGTAGGGATTGACAGCAGGTGAGGAAGACACCGAGAAGCCTCATCTTTCTAGCCGGTAACTGATGCCGTTTCAGGATCTCCCACTTTTCTAGCAGCAACAGCTTTACCAATAGCTACAAGGGCCGCAACTCCGGCGACCTTTAATGAGTCAGACCAATCTGGTCCCGGTACTGCCATAGCAGCTACCCACGCCTGAGCGAAAGTAGCGACAGCACGTTCTAAAGTATCTTTAATAAAACGCTGGTTGAACAACTTCTTGTCTCCGTATCTGCATAGCCGCCCAAGTCTTTGGACCAACGATGCCATCTGCAACAAGTCCTTTAACCCGTTGCCATTGTTTTACCTTGGCGAGTGTACCACGCCCAAATATTCCGTCGGCTAAAGCTCCCACTACTCGTTGAACATGAACAACTGCTTGGCTACGTGAGCCCTTACGGAGTGTTCCGG